AGCGATAACGATACGTCATTGCTCGATGAAACGATCATGACGCTTGGCTTAATCTGGCGCTTCCGCAGCGCTAAAGGTCTGCCATATGCTGAAGATCAGGACAAGTACGAGAAGCGTGTCATGAATGCGATTGCTCGTGATGGTGGTAAGGATGCCCTCAATCTCGATAACGCGAAATACGACATCTTCCCTGGCGTTGTAGTGCCTTCTGGTAGCTGGGGTACGTAATGGCTCGCCTGAATTTCGCTCAGAAAGCACAGCCTGCCTCTGTGACTTTCAGCATTCCCGCACCTATCGGGGGGCTGAATGCTCGCGATGGCTTGGCGCAAATGCCTCCTACAGATGCAGTAAAGCTTGAGAATTGGTTTCCTACTCCATCGACGGTTGATCTGCGAGGAGGTTCGGCAGTTTGGGCTACCGGACTTGGCGGCAATGTCGAAAGTCTGATGATGTATGGCGGCTTGACAGAGAACAAGCTTCTGGCCGCCGCCGATGGCAATATTTATGACGTTTCGGTTACTGGTGCGGTTGGCGCGCCTTTATGGACCGGTAATACGAATGCGCGTTGGCAGCATGTAAACTTTGGTTCTACCGCTGCGAATGGCCAGTTTCTCGTGATGGTCAATGGTGCTGATTTGCCACTGATCTATAACGGGACTCAAGTTCAAGTAGCGGCCACGACCACGACTGCTCAGACGATTAGCTCGATTACCCGTGTCGGCACTTTAGCGACACTGACAACTGCGGCTCCGCATGGCCTAGTAACTGGCAATGTCGTCACCATCAGCGGTACAACGCCAGCAGGATTCAGCGGAACATATCGCATTACTGTCACCAGTCCAACGACGTTCACTTATGTCATGTCTGCTGACCCGGGCGGCAATGCAACTGTGGTAGGAACATATGTAGTGATCTTCGGAATTACTGGCGTTGATCCGCATTTGTTCATTCAGGGTGTCAGCTTTAAGCAACGGCTGTATTTTGTCGAAAAAGACAGTTTCCGTTGCTGGTATCTGCCAGTAAATTCTATTGGTGGGGCAGCGCAATCGCTTGAGTTTGGAGGCATGTTCAAGCTCGGCGGCGCTTTAATGGCTGTTGCTACTTGGTCGGTCGATAATGCAGCCGGTATTCAGGAATATTTTGTCGCGATTTCGACGCTCGGCGAAGTAGTCGTATATCAGGGCTTCGATCCTACAAATGCGGCTAACTGGTCAATCGCATATCACTTCCGCATTGGTCGTCCAATTGGTCGCCGATGCTTTGCTAAGCTCGGAAGTGATTTGGTATTCATTACTGCTGATGGAGCATTCCCACTCTCAAAAGGCTTGCTTACTGATCGATATCAGACAGACCAGGCTTTGTCAGCGAAGATCCAGAATTTGATCAATGCTGATGTGCAGGCATTCAATGCCAATTTTGGATGGCAGATTATTCTGTATCCGATTGGCAACAAAGTGATCGTGAATGTCCCTCAATTTGAGGACAACACGAGCTATCAATATGTGATGAATACAATCACACGTGCCTGGACAAAGTTCACCGGCTGGAATGCCTATTGCTGGGAGCTTTACAACGATCAGATTTTCTTTGGGACCGCCAATATTGTCTATCAGGCCGATGTAGGTTTTTCCGATGCAGGCAATGCGATTTCCTGCGAGGCGCTTCAGGCATTCAATTATTTCGGCGCATCGCAACAGAAGTTCTTTACGATGATGCGGCCAGTCCTTTATGGAACAACCGGTCTATCGCCTTCGTGCTTGATGAATGTGGATTTCGATACGACCACAGCGCCCCAGGTTACCTCGGTTACATCTGGTGGCTTTACTTTGTGGGGAAGCCCATGGGGAAGCCCATGGACAACGCCTAATAGCACCGTGAGGGTATGGCATAACGCTTCGGGGATTGGATATGCTGGTGCGCCACATATCTCAATGAATGTCATGAATACTGTCTGCAAATGGCAAAGTACCGATGTTGTCTATCAACAAGGTGGAACGCTATGAGCACGATCTTTTATGGCGATTCGGCCCGGGTGAAAGAATGGATGACGCAGAAACTTGCTCATCCACTTCAAGGCGAATGCCATACAACGATTGCCTTGATTGAAAACGATGAAATTCGTGGTGCCGCCTGGTTGGAAGGCTACAATGGTGCAAGCGTATCGATTCATGTTGCAGGAGCCGAAAAAGGATGGGCAACACGTGAATATTTGAGAGCGGTATTTCATTATGTATTCAACGTGCTTAAATGCAAAAAACTGCTCGGAACAGTATTAGAATCGAATCTAGCGGCCCGTCGCTTTGATGAAGGGCTTGGATTCAAAATGGAGGCATTCATCAAAGATGTGGCGCTCGACGGCGGCCTGATTATCTACTCGATGACCCCTGAAACTTGTAAGTATCTGGAGAAATGACATGGGATTCCTGAGTAAGCCAAAACCGCCAAGCGCTACCGATACGGCGAATGCGCAGACCGGTTCAAACATCAATACGGCGATTGCCAATGCCAATCTGAATCGTGTGGATCAGTACTCTCCTTATGGATCGAGTACTTATACCATTACCGGCTATAACGCTGATGGCACGCCTAAATATCGCCAGGATACGACACTTTCGACGCCTACTCAGGGTCTGGTTGATACGACCATTCAGAACCAGCAGCATCAAATAGATATCGGCAAGAATCTGCTCAATAGCGTTGATCAGCAATATTCCAAACCTATTGATCTGTCTGGCATCAATCCTCTGCAAACTTCTGCTGGCCCTGCCGCACAAGCGCAATTGGGTAGCTATGTGACCAATGTCGGGAATGGTGGTGGTGATGTACAGCGATCTCTTGGTGACTGGAGCAATATTCCTGGCGTGATTCAAGGCGCTCAAGATGCTGCTTATAAGAACCAAATGGCCTATCTTGATCCGCAGTTCAAAAATCAGAGCAATGATTTGCAGGCTCAGCTTGCAGCTCAAGGCATTACCCAGGGTTCTGCGGCCTATGATCGAGCACAATCTGAATTGGCTCGAAATCAGACGTTCTCGCAGCAACAAGCGCAGAATGCAGCCTTTAATCAAGGTCTGCAAGGCGGTAATACTGCCTTCAATATGAACTTGCAGTCTGGTCAGTTTAACAATCAGGCTCAGCAGCAAGGATTCAATCAAGCACTTGCTAATGCAGGGCTTGCGAACACAGCAGCTGATGCCCAAACTCGCATCAATTTGGCGAATGCAGCAGCGCAGAATCAACAAGGGCAGTTCAATGCAGGGCTGAATAATCAGGCGAATGCTCAAGGCATGCAGAATGCTTTTGCTGCTTATAATCAGCCACTACAGACTTACAATGCATTGCAAAGTGGTGCACAGCCGCAAATGCCATCGTTCGGGAATGTACCAGGTGCAAATGTTGCGGGAACTGATGTGGCAGGCATTAGCAATCAAGCATATAACAATGCCGTTGGCTATCATAATGGCTTGATGGGGGATATCAGTTCTTTGGCTAATGCAGGCATGCAATTATTCTCGGATCGGCGTCTGAAAGAAGATATTGAAAAAGTAGGCGAAACGCCTGGCGGTTCCAATGTTTATTCGTATAACTACAAGGCTGATCCTGAAAAGCGAAAACGCATCGGTGTGATGGCACAAGAATTGATGAAGAAGCAGCCTGATGCAGTTACCAAAACTCCTTCTGGTTATCTCGCTGTTGACTACTCTAAGGTGATGTAATGGCAGCTCCTGATAACAGCTTTCTGGGCCGTCTTGATCCCAATCTGAATGCTCAACTTGCTACTGCCCAGCAGCAGCAAGCATTAGCACAGGCATTGCAGGCACGCGCATATGGTGGTGTTCAGCCAGTTCAGCCTAATGCGCCAATTGGCCTCGGTACAATCATTGGTAATGCTTTGCTTGCATACAAAGCTCCAAAAAATCTCGAAGAAGCAAATGCAAAGATCGGCGATATTGAAGCTAAGATCGGCCAGCAGCGTCTGAATCTCATGGCTCAGATCCTTAATGGTGGCGGAGAGCAATCCGCACCGCAAACCGGAACTGTAGCGCCTACTCAATCTGGTGGTCCTGTTGCTGCAACTGGCGGCAATGGTCAACAACGTCCACCGCCAGGACAAGGCGCAATTGGTCAAACTGTACCTGACGTAACACAAGATCCGGTATGGAAGCGTTTTGCCTTTGGTGAGCAGCTTGGCCTACTTCCTAATGGAACGGCAGACAATTACGCCAAGGCTCGATATGGCGCTGCATCGCCAACAGACCAGATGAAGAATGACATTGCTTCGGGCGTGACGCCTGAGCAGCGCAATGCAATCGCAACTAGTGTTCAGATGTCGCCGAATCAGTCTAACGTCCGCTATGGTCCGAATGGTCAACCACAGGTTGGCATGGTGGCAGCTGATCCGGCCAACAATCTCCAATATGGCGTACAAAATGGCATGATCGGTGCTGCTCCGGTTGGTGGTGTAGCAGGCGCTCGTGCGCAGCTTGCGGGGGCAGAAAATGCTGCTCGTTCTGGAACGAACATCATGACTGTGACCGGTTCCAATGGTGAACAAGTTCCTGTTTGGGCTGGGTCTGCTGCGACCGCTGGTACTCAGCAACTTGGCTTGTCGCCTGGTGAAGTTCCGCCTTATACCGGC